ATCAGTTAGCGCGGTTATCGCTGGTAGTCCAAGGTGGGCTAGCGCTAAATTATAAATCTCTATCTTTGTCATTGCTCCCCCTAGAGTAAAAACGGGGGCTTACGCCCCCGGTTTACTATTTCTTTTTTCTTTTTAAATACTTTTGTGTGCCTTGTTTCTTTTGGTACGGCTCATCATACTCCTCGGTATGCTTCGCGAACCCAGCTTTCGGCTTGGTAGCCTCGTTCTGTTGTTTTTGAAGCTCGCTTAGAGTAGAGGGGGAAGCCGGCCCCGAAGTTTCCTTCGGAGCCGGTTTTTCGTCGCCTTTCAATAGTTTGAAGTGACGCGGAGGGGCCACGTCATCAGCAAACTCGGCAATAGACCCTTTTTCCCAATACCGCCGCTGAAACGTACACGTCGTTATGACTTCATACGTTTTCATTCAATCCTCCTTACGGGAGTAGTTGCATATTAACATCAACGTCTTTAGCGATAAACGTATCAACAGTACCGCTAGTTGTAACTTGAGAAGTAACAATACTTCCCATGAGATACCGTTTTGTTCCGGTTGGGATACGAAGTTTGCTTGTGTACCCAGCAACAGTTACCGCATCATCAATCGCACCAGATGATACCAACGTGGTAAACGCTGATGCGACCGTGGTATCACAATGTAACAGGTTGAACGTAACCGTAGCGTCAGCAGTTCCTGAAAGAACAGCGGTCGCACAACGGTTCACGAACCAGCAACCGGCATAATCGTCGCCTTCGGCGATAGTGTCGATATAGCTAGTCGTCAAAACAGCAGCCGTGCTAGACCCTACGGTGATAGCGTCAGCCATGAATAGAAAGCTGTCAAGAATCATTTTAATTCTCCTTATTTAAGGTTTAGCTAAATTATGATAAGGTGGATTCTGCGCTTAAAATAGAATCAACACGACGACACGGAACTCCCATAAACGACAATACACCGTTAGGTCTAAAAATAGGCGTGCCTTTCATTTCTTGTATCGTCAAGAACGCGTTACCCTTATCCATCAACTTCACTGCTAACATGCTTTGCACTGTTTCGTTCATGTAGAACACAGGACGGATACCAGCCCTAGGCGGTAACTTACCAAGTGCTTGCTGCATGAATTTCAATAAGTTACATGAGCTGTCAGTTGCATCGCTGGCTGTAAGCAAGTTAGAAACGTCAATGTTAGCGATACGGACAACGTAACGGTAATCCTGAACAACAAGCCCGCATTTCCATTGGAACCATGAAACGTAAGCTTTCATGTAAGCGCCGGTAGTCGAATCCATCAATAAATCTTGGATTCCGCGGTCTTCAAACTGCAACCCTGCTTTACTTCCTTTAGGATAAGTACAGAAAACCTTACCCGGCCCCCATCCAATCAACCAGATGGAAGTGTTATCAGAAGTCCCGCCGCCAGCGTTAATTACTTGCGCGGAAGTTGTTTCTCCGCTTAGTGAATAGTAGCGTGAATCAAACCCGTTGAATTTTTCAGGGTCGGTGGACACGTCACCATAAATCAATGTGTCTGTAAACGTCTTGTTAAAACCTTGGATAAAACCATCATCTTCCTGCTTACGGAAAGCAGCTGTGTTTCCGTTAATCATAGCAAGGTCAACGTCAATGTGGTTACGGTCTTCCATAATCGCACACGGGTCAACAATCATGCCACGAGTGGTTTTTGCCGGCACAACACCTTGGTTCAAAAGTCTGAACTTAGGAGTAGGCAAGCTGGTACGAATACTGGACTGGTGTCCGGTAGGCAGGTTTCCTTCATACCAAGGAATATCGTCAAGAATTTCGTTATACGTCATCAAAACTTCAGCGATATCTGCAACGCTGCCATCAGGGGCCAATGACCGTGATACGTCTAATAGGGTTGGCCAAGTGCTTGTTAAAGCTCCCATTGTATTGCTCCTTTATTTAGGATTATTTTTGCATTGAAGGATACATGCGTTTTAACCGCGCATCTTCCCCTATTTCGCCTCCCTGATTACCTTTGTCATCAAGCGGGTCTTCGCCAATCATCTCACCAACTTTGGTCATCACACGAATAAACATCTTATGATTCCCGACTCCGGTTTCATTAAGGAAGCTGCGGAATTCATCCCCGCCTAACTTATCAATCGCTTTCGCGCATAAGGCTAACTTCTTTTCTGCATCATTGCCAAGCTCTTTCATGGAATCTTGTCGCCATTCTTCAACAAGGTTCTTAAATTCGTTGTCAATCTGCGTTCTGATGGCGGTTTCTGTTTTCTCGACGACGGGTAGATACGCTTCGACGAGTTTTTGCGCGCCCTCATTGCTTATGCCTAGCTCTTTAAAGATAGGTGTAAATAAATCCAGCGTTTCTGTGTCTAAAGATTTACCTTCCCCCAAATTAATTTCATACTTCTCCGGTGCTTGAGGAGTTTGCTCGCCGCCTTCTTTTGGTTTACCACCTAATAATGTTTGGTCACCTTCCGGTGGTGTTTCCGGTGGTGTTACGGGTGGCGTTACAGGCGGATTTACATTGTCAGGTTGATTTCCGGCCATTATAATTCTCCTTCTTTTTTCTTGTAGCTCTGTATCTCTGAATAATTTTCGAGCATCATTTGATTGTACGCGCTGGGTTTAGCAGCAATAATTTTTTTAAGCAAAACTAGCCCTTGGTCACGCGCACCCTCGTTAAAAAATGTTGTGCTGTTTCCCGTAAACGACGACCTAAAAATCCCGGAGGTGCTTAACAACCCCCATAAAACCCTGCGGCCTTCCGGCATCGCAAGAATCGCTTTGTAATCGTTTACTTCTCGTCGAGCAAGTTGTTCTTCCTTTTTCTTTTGGTCTTCACGTTTTGTTGTGTCCATGAACTCCGACATCAGCTGCCAGCCTCCGCCATCCTCGACAACACGTTATCGTCACCGAGCTTGGCGTTCGCCGCGTTCTTCGACGCTGTTGCCGCTTTATCGGCCATCTCTAGCTGCTGGAGCAGCTGTTCCATTTTTTGTCGTTGCTCACGAATCTGTTGGATAACCATTTGTTCGTTGATAATCTTCGCGGGCGCGCCTTCAAGACGAGATACTTCTTTGATTATCTCGTCGGTGTCTAACACGTCGACAACATTCGGTTGTATCGGCGCTAACCCGTTAACAAAACCAATCACCCTACTAATTGATTCGATGCCAACAGCTTTCTGTGCTTGCGCGAGAATTGAAACATAACTCACCTTCAACTCCGCGCCTTCCAGTTCTTCCGGCGCTGGCGGTATCAACATGTTGCGTTCCATGATGCCATAAATACGCTCAATGAACGGCTCTAACATTTCTTTCTGTAACCGTTCCAACACCGGCCCCATCATCATAATTTTTTCTTGTTGACGTTCCGCAACCTCCGTCGCTGTCATATTGCTTTTATCAAAGTTAATCATCATTAAAAATAAATCAACAAAAAAATCTTTATTGATAGCTTCTTTTAATGAATTTATTAATTCGATAAACGATTCAAGGTTGGGGTTTACTTGGTAAGCTGGACGGACACCGCCATTTGAAATCGTCGACGAGGTTCTTGTTATACCGCCGGGTAAGATGTCAACAAACCCGTCCACCGACCCGTCGGCTTGTAACGGTGGATTATGAGATTTTTCTTGCGCCAAAAGTTTGTCGAGAACCGTTTTTTGTAATTGCTTAACATTGCCTAGCGCATGCCATCCGGGGCCGTAAGCGTAGATTGTGTCTGTTGTCGGTACGTCCCACCTCGGCGCAAGAATAGGGAACTCCTCAAACCCTTTCACAGCTAACGCTGTGTCCGCTTGGTCGGGTTCCCAATACACCGAACGATACGCCATGCCATTTAACCCAAGCTGGCCTTTAATCCTATTATCGTTCGGTTCAATTAAATGCCGTATCTTTACCCACTCGTCAATACGGTTATTGTCATACTTTACTTTCACAGCATCAGAACAGTTTTTATACCCAAACATCTTTACCGTCTGCCCGATTGTCTGCTGAAACTCGCGAGCAAACGTGTCCACCACACCGCGTTCGTCAATAGCAAAATAATACGTCCCCACAGTAAACGACCTGCCCCTGAAAATGTCTTTATAGTCCTCCAACACCGCAGCCGCGCCAAACCCGAACGTGCCAATCTCCTCATACAACGTATAAAAAATACTGTAAATATTACTGTTCGCGCAGACTTCTAACAATAACTCCGTTACCTCATCGAGCCACATGCGAACACGTTGTACCGCCATCAACGATTTATCCGCGACTTCTAACCGCATCCACGGTCGTGACGGCGACGTCATCCCTGACTGCATCCCGCTCGCAAGTATCCGGCACGCTTGCGTCGCGTGCCCGTCAAGAATAGTCTTGTGGTCAATCATCGTCCCGCGGTTGGTCGTGTCGTCAAACTTGCCGCGCGTGGGGTTGATGTACTTCTTTAACTCCTTCAACGCCGCTGTCCATAACTGAAACTCGCTTTTTACCGACTCGAACCGTTTGTTAAGCTTTTCCTTCGTCGTGAACTCAAGCTTCATGTTATTCCCCCAACTTGTTTTTACCGCTTAACATCTGTTGGATTAAATCCGCACC